GTGGTATCAACGCAGAGTACAACAAGGTACAATGATAATTTTTTTTTTTTTTTTTTTTTTTTGCGAAAGTAACCTTCTTCGTGAAGATCCGCTTCAATAAAATTGCAACCTTATAAAATTTCCTATGAATAGAACTACCTATAGTAGCTCTACCCAAAGTACAAAAAATGGGGTTACAATTGATATTGTAGCGAGCTCCGATAGGAGCACATTCATAAGAATGCCCTGTGGGTTACACACAGGTATTAAATATATACATTTTCGCAATTTCTAATATTACAAAATATGTTTTTTAAAATTTTTATTTTTATTAATAAAATATAGGTGGCGAAAGATACATATGTAATGAAAAATCTTCCGCTGTGGATACATAGGCTAATAAACATGCACCGCCGGCGTTTGCAGTCGAACCAGTATAATTAACATTTACTGGACGATCTCCAGGATAAACATTTCTATGAGTGTCCCGAGCATGGAGAAATCTCCTCGATGTTTGATAAGGAATTTCTGCATAAGCAACGCTATTATGGCGACTAACCTGTACCGATTGACCTCCCCACGAATCCGACCCTGAAGTTATACGTTTTCCAGTAAAATATGCTTGAAAAGGGGTTGATAAATCAAGGTATACGCTTGGCTTGGGCCCACAGATAGTGGCGGTAGGCGCTAGAGTAATACTCAGAGTACCCTGAGTATATAAATCTCTGGTGCTATACTGAATTATACGCCATCTAGTACCGCCCCTCATAGCCACAAAAGCTGGATAAAGGTACGATAACAATGTAGTAGAATTCATATTCTGACCATGTGCGGTACGAGTCAAATCATCCCAATAATGATTATTTGTTTGATTAGGAAGAGGAGGATAATGTTTCATAATGAATTGATTATCAAAAAGAGCATTATTCGGCTCAAGTCCAATTGTACCAACAAAATTATATCTTTTCAATAATTGACGAAAAGATCGAACGGATTCACCATGATATACATCTGCATTATAATCAGTAATATCTGGTGCCATTGCGAATGTGGTCATAATTTGCTGATCAATTGGTTTAGACGGTTCATCGGTACAATCCTTATCCTGCTGTACAATATTAGTATCTTCCATACCAGATTGTTGTTCAAAACCAATCTGTGGAAAATAAGAGTGAACAGCAAGTTGAGATGTAGTAGGAACTGCAAATTCTATATCATCTCCAGCGGAGACAAATACATTAAGAGAAACAGTATCACCTGCTGACAAACTTGGAGAAGTTAACGTGTTTAAAACGGAAACTGTAAGTACTCCATTTGCGAAAGTATTACTAATAGAAGTGGGATAAACTATCCTAGTGGTGTGTGCAGCTGTTTTATAACCAACACAATCTAACCAACCATACTCACTACCCCAGCCTATTTCCATAGTAAAATCTTTCTCATCAGATATATCAACAATTTGTGTATACTGAACATTAGTCTCCTGAGATTTATATACTACGGGATCCCATTGTATCTTGATTCTACCCTTATGATAGGCACTTGAAACAATTTGGAATCTATACTTCATAGTACCCCTCCAATATTTAAAAGGAACTGATGCAAATGAACATGCAGTTTGATGATATTCGATAGGAGCAGTACCATATTGCAATTTTTGGCATGGAGTAACAGCAGAACTAAAAAGAACTTGATCTACCAAATCAGTAGTTTGCCAAGTAGTTGAAGTCAAAAAAGACTCACGTGTGGCAATACTCTTGATAGTCATCTCGTCAGTATTATCAAGACCAACTACAGATCCATCAACAGTTAACTCCTGTTTAGCATCAAATGACAATTTCTCTGTTTCATCTGGAGTATTTGTCAATGCTAATCCGGTAAGGGGTCTCTCTTGGACCTTAACCTCCGGGGCTAAAGTAGGAGGTCGAGAATAGCCAAACAGTTTAGCAATATTTGAGATACCGCCAGCAGCAATTTGAGTCGCTTTGGCGTAAGGACCGATAACAGGTGCATCTTTAAGCATACCAGCAATTCTTGCAACCGTTGCAGCAGGGCCCGAAACCGGGCCCGTACCATATTCATCCTGCTTTGCCATTTTACTATCATTTTTATTCTGCATATTTGTAGTCTTATTAAGCCTACTTTTCTTGCTATTACCGCTTTGAAATTCGAAATGACATTGTGGCTCGAATCCAATTTGAGCAGTAAGCCCAGCAGAATTGGCAGCAGTCGGGGCAGATAAAGTAACTTCAGACATCCAAGCCATAATGGTAATGGTAATTGGTTCTGTAGCTCCATTAGCATGTCTCAATTGGGTTAATTCACGAAGTGACATTTCTCCCATTTGCCTCCAATCTCCCTTAGGAATATTTAAAGCATCTGTATCACACAGAAAAGGACATGATATCTCCCCAGCCTGATTAGTACATGGATCAATAAAAATATGTGGTCTTTGACTGGCTTCCACATTATCAGCAAAAATTAAGGATCTATTTACAGTAAGATCATCAGACAAATGTCTAGGTTGATAACTGGCTAACAATCTACCATAATAGAAAGCATTGCCATTAATCATGAATTTTACGTGCAATTTACCTTTCAATAGCTTATAATTACTAATTCTGTTAGCAACTCTCGGATTTTCTAAAAATAGAGTCCAAGGATTGAAAGCTTCAAAAAGAGTAATAGTTGTGGACCACTCATACGACGCAATTTTTAAAGGCCTTTCAAAAAAGTTACCCAAGTCCACATCATTAGCGTCAGTGTTTGTACGAGTACTATCAATACTTGAAGTAATTTCATACTTGTATCCAGCAGACTGATCATTAAAAGATACATTTTGTTCTTTCATATAACCTTCTGCCATACTTATATTTATGTTTTTATCATTTAAAGTAAGTTCGTATTAGTACCTATGGAGCGACTCACTCTCCAAAGGACGTCTGTTTATATGCAATAATATACACACACCCCAAAGCGCTAGAGCTAAAATTAACACAGACAAATCATTTTTACTCTATCGTAATCAGTGAGGTGGGGCGGCATTATACACCTAATGCCAAGGGAAAACGTATATTTATAGACCTCGCCAGGTCTGAGAGCGTATATTTAATGACCTCGCCAGGTCAGAGCCGTGAAAGTGAATATTATAATATTACACCAGAATAGCAGTGAAGGAACAATTCCATCTTACGCACTTTCTTACACGGCTCACCAGAAGAAGCTACATGATGAATCTTTGTACCCCGTACTAGGAAACCATGAAAAATGGCATCTCTATTGCAACGAGATAAATGTCTCACCATAGCTTCAACCTGGCGACGATTCTTTGAAGAACAACCCTTGTGAAGAGATTTTTTCATTTCAAAAATGGCAAATTCTTTATCACCACCAACAAAAAAGCCCAAGTCAATATCCCCTAAAGGAGGATGACCAGGTACAATCATTTCAGACTCATAAAAACAAGGCTTATGTGGCATGATCTTCAATAAATCAAAAAAGTTAGTTGTTCGTTGATTTTTCTTCATAGCGAAAAAACTGGGAAGTTCCTCAACACCTCTTATAGTGTTGGAAGCATGATGCCTGCGTACAACTTTAACCGTTTCATCCTCGTACTCAAAAATGCAACCTTTCTTCCTGTCTGACTCCCGTTGTGCGGCTCTCTTGGCTACATAACGTGAACGGGAATAATCTTTAGGAGATAGGTAGCGTTCGGTTCCGGATTGAAAAGTGAAATCGAAAGTTTCTCCGACTTCTTTTGTTTCAGGTTCTGCTCCATAGTACTTTTCCTTATAGTTTTGCATATGTTCATCGTATGAAACATCTAACATAAGGCAACCGTGCACATCGTTTCTGGCAGCTACTTCTTTTAATTGGGCTCGGAGAGTTTCGTACTCATCTCTGCCATGTAAAAAGATTTCTCTGATAGCTCCGTCAATATTCATTTGCGCTTGCTGTAAAGTAGTAACATGCTTACTCTTTAATACACAGTGCAATGATTTGAAGATAGATTGCTTATCCAATGCACCCATAATTTGGTCTAGCTCTTCACAATAAACATTTCTCCTTTTAAGAAAATCTGTTTCATCGATATGTAAGAACTTTTTAGGAGCTGACTTTTTATCGGGCATGGTAAACTCTATACCAGATTCGGCTAGAAAATTCTGAAGTGAAATAAAATTGAAATGTTCTGCTCTCTTTGCAACACTACCTTCAGTGTCGTCTCCGAAAGTTTGAATAGAAGCAATATCACGGAATTTTTCCAACTTCTTGTTTTCTTGTTTTGTGACGGTATAGTAGGCACATCTTTGCATTAATGAATTAGCGCCACTACCGGCTACAGCTGTAATGGGTGTACCGGAAATGTGTAAGTCGTGCAAAGAAATCAAATCTCCGTTAAAAGAAATGAAAGGATAACAAGAATCAGTAATCGCACCCTTCATGATTGTTATATCATCTTGAGTGTAATTGCCAGAAGCCTCAGCAATCTTAACATACATATTATATGTAGCTAAAGTAAGTTGAGACGACATTCGAGTATCATATGCCTTGTAATCACCCGCTAAAATGCGATCTTTACCATATTTGGTAACATGCTTTGCCAGTTGGTCCCACTCAGGACCATGTGAATTTATTCCGACAGCGCATTCAGCAACAAGTGGGTTCATACAAATAAAACGAATAACACTAAGTAGATACTGCCTCAAAATATATAAGGCAGCACCAGGACAACCAAAGAAAATTCTAACTTTGTCCTTGTCTAATTTAGTAGCTTCATCTTTAGGGGATGCTTTTAATATAAAATATCCGCGCTCGCCACTAAGATATGCAGCCTTAAGACGTGCAACTTCAGTCATTATCGTTTCATCAAAAACCATAGGGCATGCATGTCCTGGATAATAATCAGGATTCAATGCAAGCATATGATTCTTCTTGGGTCCACTCAGAGGAACGCCGATAGAGGTACTACCTACCATAGCATTCATGAAGCGTTGCCCATCGATGCCACTCACGGTTTCAACTTCGGTCAAAGGTCTAACAGACTTATTCCAAGGTTTCTGCTTGATCAATTTTAACATTGGTTCAAGCCAATCATTGACTGCCCATTCCAAAGCTTGAGCAGGAAAACCGAGAGAGGGGTTTGAAGTGTTCTGTAAATTTACATAAAAAGGCTTCCAAGGGTGCATTTTGGGTTTTCCCCATAAACAAGGCACTCCGCAGACCTTTGTAATATCATCAGATATAGGTAATTTTACAACTTCAGACCTATAGGTGGCCCTCCCAGGACAAGATCCATATACATTAAAAACTCCATCAACTGGTATATAATTAACGCAGGAATTTTGGTGCACAGAAGTACTATCTAAAAGTTTTACACCACATTGTTTTTCCGGAAAATTTCCATCACTGTGTGGTAGTAAAATTGAATTGATTTTACTTAACTGTGAACAGGCATTTTCAACCATATTTTTTGTTAAAAAGCCCGAAGCACCATGCTTGCCATTGCCAGCCAAATGAAAGCCTGCAATGAGAGAGGGTTTAGTGTCTGATATCAAAGTTCCCATACATAAACCACAAAAAGTGTCTATAGGTAAAACATAAGTATGTCCAGAATATTCCAAATCTTTGACTTTAATAATATCAGACTTCTTCAGATACGTACTGAATCTTACAGTAGTCCCATTATTACGCCTATATATCATAGTCGCATGGGTATCTCCTATCTTAGAATCTGGCAGAAATCTTGTAACATCTCGCCAAGTTCCACATCCTGGAATATATACAATACATAAATCAGTACCAGGAATGTGGTAGGAGTGCAAACGGCTAAGTATACCATGTCCACGCTTATGTGGGGCGGTATCGCCATTAGCTACTACTCGTTGTGTGTGGTACACTTCATATCTCATATCTTCTGCATGCCACATATGTTGTGGAATTACAGCAATATTTGATTTTAAGAAAAATATATCACAAAACGCAACACCATCAGGATGGTGAGGTAATCTCAAGTAACATAGATTAGACTCAACATTATTTATAAGTTGCTCCTTACTACATTGTACATGAAGATTTTGAGGTACGGGCTGGACATAAGCACCGACCCAAGGATTTGCTTCTTTATCCCTAATATCCACTTCCTCAGCAGATGGGTTAAGCAAATTACCTTGAAATTGCAAAAAAGCTCTATAACGTTTAATAAGTTTATAAGCTATTGCAACAACGACACAAGAAGCAAAAAATCTCTTAGCTCTTTGTGATCGAACAGACTTAAAAACATATTTAACTGTTCCGTGAAATTCAGATATGGCAATAAGTTTAGTTTTATAAAAGACATAAAAAGAAGATAAATAAAAATATATAGCTGAAATAAACCACATAAAATTAATAACGGAAAAGAAAAGATACCACAATAATGCAAAAAGAATGGAACAATGACCAAAATTACGAAAAGTATCTGGGCCTTCCCATCTATCCTGCCTTTTCAAAAAAGCGATTATTGTGGAAACATGTTTAGAATAAATCTGATTGTCCTGGAAAATATATAAAACATTTAGAACACGATGGTCCAAAATCCAATCTACGGATTTTTTAATCTCCGCAGGGATATCTATACCAAACTGACAACATTTGCACATAGGTGTTGGTAAACTACACAATTGACAAAGCTCCAATTTCTCGCCTAAATTTTTGGAATTTTCCACAACTACAAGTTGATTCTTGAAATGCCTTGCAGAGTGCTCTTGCAAGAGAGCAATAACTTCAACTAAAGATATTCTTTCATCAAATAGTTTCTTTAACTCTCCCTTAGGATCATCAGTATTATCTGCAATAAAGCAATCAAATTCCCATACGTCAGGATAAGGATCTGCTCCAAAATCATTACGTACTTTTTCAGAATTTAATTGATTACCATGTATACAATATTCTGGTTTGACATAAACAGTCAAATGTATATTACATCTACGGATAATAGACATAACATCATTAGAATAAATACGGGCAAGCCGATCAAGCATCAAGTTGCTGGTCATAACTACCACATTGGGTTCAAGGGCTAATTTGCCTTTCTGATCCAATTCTGCCATATTGGCATAATACGGTATGTTATTGATAAGGTCAATCATACGTTGTGTAAAAGCCTCCTCGCAAAAATCAGGTTTAGTATTACCTACATCGTCAAGGAAAATACCATTGACAAAAGATTTTGCGTTTGACATAAACTTATCGCTAGGATTAAGAGTCATGAGACGCTCATCGCTGCAATCGAAATCATTCATTTTTAACAGTAAGCGCATCAGCAAGGCCGAAACGTAGGATTTTCCTACAGCAGATGCACCATGGATATATAATCCAAATGGTGCCATCCTAAGTTGTCCAGAAGTTCTATATTGAACAAAATCTGCTCTGAGTCTTCGTAATTTTTCGAATTTAGTAGACATAATAGTTTTCTCAGGGCCACTAAGTCCTCTAAGAATAGCTTGTCCACTCTCGATAGTTTTAACTAATAAAAGATCATACTCTTTCTCAGTAGCTTGTCCGTCCTCAAACTTGGACAAATTTCCACAGCGAACAAAATTACTCATTTCACAAATTTTGAAATAATTTTCTTCGAAATGCATAGCATCTGAATCAGTGTACAAAAAAGTAGTGATATCACCAGTCTCAAAGAACTTATAAGCTCCTTCAGCAAAGTATACAATAGTATCGAGCAATGCTGACATAAGATCTGGTGCACTAACATGTTTGCTATATGCTCCTATGGAAAAAATGCGGACTCCATTAAAGTCTACATTAAAACGAGATAACTCGCAAAGCCCTAAGGCTGCCAACATGGAAATAAGTTTTGAAACTTTACCAAAAGCGGGAACGCTTTTAGCAAGGGACCAATTCTTATGACACGCTTTCAACGTTGTCAACCAAGTTGGTTGTGCAGAAGACTGATAATCGAAATCTAATTGATCTTTAATGGAAGGACCACTAAAAATGTCGTGTTCGACATCGGAAGTGTTTTCTTTATCGAGATCTGCGTTCATAATATCACTAGATGTAAAAAAGTCATTATCGACTAAAAAATCTTTAAGACCTAATACAAGAGAAGAGTTATAATGAGTTTTGAAGTATAATAAAAGTATAGATAGAGCTTGTCTTTTAGATTTACTTTCGCTAATACTAGCAAAAAGAATAACCAAATTCTCTATAACGTTAACAATATCATCTTCGTTTAGCCCCTTTCGGAAGCTGGAAGTACAAGTAGAGCTAATAATATTTCTAATTGTGGTGGTGGTGGAACCAACAATGTTGGTGCCAGTTTGGAAAAGCTCTTTAAACGCAACGGTGGTATACTTCATGTTTTTATGAATAACCACTGCATTGCGTAAAATAGAGCCCGGGGGGGGGTTCTCTTTTACACAATTCGGGGTAGAGTTTTAGTGGTATCATTATCCCGTGAGATTCAACCATGTATAGCGGTGCTAGGAGCAAGCTCCTTCAAGTCGGTCCGCCCTCGTCCCTACAGTTCCTCGTCCGCCGAAGCGACCGAGTGGTTAATGGGGGACAGCGTTTTAATAAGTGCGCAGCTGCCTAGCGCGATTCCATATCATCCCTCAAGTTCTACTCTTTGGGGTAGGTTTTTATCGAGTGAGCCAGCAGGAAAAACTGACGTGCATCTCTATGTCAAAATCTAAGTTTGAATTCTACTTTGACAGTGTGTAGAATTTGCAGATTTTTAAAGTTTAAAGTCTATCTTCTGCAAGATAGACAATTGCCCTCAAAAGAGGGCGTTGCGGGCAAAGCCCGCAATACAGATGTTTAAAGTTTTAAGTCTGTCTTCTGCAAGACAGACAAGGGTGACGAATTTCGGACCATAAAGGTCGGGGGCTCGTCGAGCCTAGTAAAAGTAACGTTAAACATTATATTAAAAGAAAATTGATTGATAATAATTGATTAAATATATCGACATATAGTTGATTATGAAAATCGATTTAATCGAACATTATCTTAAAATAGCGATATATAATTGCTGAAATGTGTCGACATTAAAACGACAAATAACATTGTAGTGCGTGTAGCTTGATAGCTACACGCA